GATATAGTTGACGCGCTCGGTCATCTGCTCGTCGACTCCGACATCTTCAGCGCCCTTGGGGACGAACTCGAGCGTCTTGGTTCCGCCGACGAAGATGCGCAATAGGCTTGGCATCATCGCCAAGATCGTGTCGCGCACCTCGGTCATCACGACCTGAGAGCGCCCTTCTTCCTCGTTCCCGAACAGGTTCCCGAGGTAGTAATTCATCGCCCTCTCGCGCTCTGGCGCGATGTAGCTGTCGATATAGGTGGCGCAGTCCTCAATCGCCTGACGCACGCGGTATCGGAAGTCCTCCTCGTCCATTGGCTGATCGGATGACGGCACAAGCATCCCGCTGTCGTCGTTCATCACGCGCATCGGGATCATCTCGGGATCGTACCCGCCGCCGAGGGAGAAGTCTTCGTTTGCCATGTGCCTATACCTTTCGAACACGCCACCACGACCAGCCACGTTCTGTGCCGATCTCTGGTTTCGGGAATACTTCTCTCACAGCTTGACCCACGCCGTCCATAGGGTAATCGTCGCCGCCGATCACGCCGCCGGGCTTCACCTTCGGGAGCCACGCATTAATATCAGCCAGAACCGAGGCGTAGTCGTGACCGGCGTCGATCCAGACGAAGTCGCAGCTCGCGTCGGCAAACTTCTCGGCTGCGGCTGGGCTTTCGCTCCGGTGGATGACGAGGTTCAGCCCGTCGATGCGCTTCATGTTGGCGCGGAATATCTTCGCGACGTTCTTGATCTCGGGATCGGCGAGGTGGACGTCGTCGCTGCCCTTCCAGTGGTCGACGCAGTTGAACTCGATGGCCTTGCCGGAGTTCACGATCTCGACGCCCATGAAGGATGCGGATCGCCCCTTCCAGCAACCAAGCTCGACAAAAACGGCACCGTCGCGAGCTGACGCGACGGCTTCAAGGTACGGCTTTGAGAACTGGAACCAGCCCTCGATCTCCTCGTAGAAGTGTTTCACTTGCGCTTCATCTTTCCGGCTTCGGACATCGCGATTGCGATTGCCTGCTTGCGGTTCTTGGCGAGCGGTGCCTTGGCCGGGCCTTTAGGGTTAACGCCAGCGTGCAGCGTACCCTTCTTGAACTCGCCCATCACCTTGCCGATCTTCGCCTGCGCCTTGCTCATCTTCTTCATGCTGCTGCCCCTTCGATCTCGGCCATGACCATGCTGTCCATGTCACGCTCGGCCTCGGCGTGCTCATGCGAAAACTCAAACACTCCTATGTGCCGCACTTCGGCTGACACGGCATTGTCGATCATAACCTTGAACCCGTGCCTCTGCGCCAGCTTGCAGAAGTAGATATCCTCGCCCACAAACGCCTCACTCTTTGGCGCGTACCCGATCTGGAACCACGGCTGCGGCAGCGCCTTGAACACTTGCGCCTTGATCAGCATGACGCCCATGCCGACGGCGTCTACTTCCTGCATCCGCGACTGCGCATCATCCAGATAGATGCACTCCAGCTTCTCGAAGTTCGAGAACGCGACCGTCTTCGTCGGCATCCTGCGCGTCGGGTAGTTCGCGGCCACGATGTCGAGATCGTTTGCGATCATGCGGTTCGCAATGTTCTTCGGGAAGCGCATATCGCTGTCGAGGAACAGTATCCAGTCAGCGCCTTCCTTCAGCGCGATCTTGACGAGTTTCTGGCGCTGGTCAGCAATTAGCGTACCGCTAACCATGTGGATGTTAAACTTGGAGCCAACGGGCGCTGCGCCGTACCAGTGCGCGGACAGCGTCGCGAGGTCGTGGGCGAAACCGGCGTCGACGTGGTCGCGTGCCGGGATGCAGATGGATAAGTTGATCGGATTGGTCATTTGTCTAACAATCCATACCGACGCGGCAAATCAGATACGTTATTCGCATCATTAATTGCCTTAACCTCTTCGTCTGTCAAAACGCGGTTTACTTTCATGCCTCCCCCTATCATCCAATTTCCAGTCATATTTGGGTTTGTCTTGTAACGATAATACCCGCCAACAGGCACTTGATCCGTAATGTGAGCGGTTGATGCGTCTATTGTGCCTCTTTTAGTTTTTAATGCGCGGCTATTGGCTTTAGACTGCCAATCAACATCGGCAGGCATTTCAATTTCCGCCCAAATCTGGTTATCGGGACGGTATGTTGGTGGAGAACCGCCCTCGCCAATGTGAGTTGCGACAGGAAGATCGCCGCCATGCCAACCCGGGCGAGCTGCAACTGCTTTTCTATTTTTTGTATTGACGCTTTTGATCAAGCCTCGATCAACCATTTCTTGCCGAGTTTCGATAGGAAGATGGTTAAGAGGGATGCTTCCGCCGGTTGTCGCGGGAATATAATCAAGCCCGTTTGGGCCTTTAAACGAGAAGGGATGATCGGCAGGAACCCACTCGCCTACAGGGACAGATTTGTCTGAATTAACAAATAATGGGAACAGTTGGCCGGGTTGGTTTTGGTTAGTCCTAAACAATTTATATGCGCGTACCGTATTGGTTGGGTTAATCGCCTCTTCAACAACATTGCCGACCGCCTTCGCCTGCTTCATGCCGGGCATCATGGCCATTGCCGCGCTGCGGTAGTCACCGGCTGCGGCTTGCGTCTGAGCATCAAGCAACCCGCCCAGCCCAGTGAAGTCGACCAAGCTCATGCCGGTATCGCCCAACCCGGACGAGCCAAGCAAGCCCTCAATGGAGCGGCGTTTATCAAACGATGGCTGCTCACCGAGCATCATGCTTGCCAAGCGATCACGCCACGTCGGCTCATACGGTGAGAGTGTTTGGCCAGCGTATGGGTTATATGGTTCAGCCATCTTCGTCCTCGGCCATCATCGCACCAGCAAGCTCATCTTCCGCGTCTGTATACTCGTACTCATCCTCGGCCTCGTCGCCCTCATCGCCCTCATCCTTGATCGGGCCACCGACGATCCAAGCGTCGCACGTACGGCTAGAAGCGCACTTGAAATCGAATATCTCGCAGTATCCCAAGTCGCCAGCCTCGATAACATCCATCGAATCACGTTCCGTGTCCTTTCCCTCGATGCCGACGCGGATGCACTCCATTAACGCAGACGTCTGGTTGAACGCCGCGCAGTTGCCGCAGAGCTGCGTCTTAGCCTCGTCGGGCGTGACATCCCACGACTGCGCCTTCATTGCCCAGAAGCGGTCATTGCGCTGCTCTGGGTCCATCGGGCCGTAGTTGGCCTTGTCGATGGCCTTACCGCGATTGCGCAGGTTCAGCGTGATATCGCGTGTCTCTACGGGGCATGATTCAACCATCACAGTAATTCCGTCACTGACACGGTGGACGATGTAACTGAGGCGTCCTTGATCACGGCCATCTTATGCCCGGGCGTGACGGCAAAGATTTGCGCGTCGTTTACGGGGAGCATCGCAGACGTCGTAATGCTCGCCGTCGGAGCTGCGCCAAATGCGATGTGGCAGTGGCCGAGGGACGCCGCGACGCGAACTAGCGTCGTCGTCGCACCAAATGCCGTGCTCGCCACGGAGCTATTCGTCACGGTAAACACCTGAGAAACGCCAAGCGTGCCGACCGTAGGCACGAGTTGACCGTTGCTGTCCTTGATAATCGTACTCATGTCGCGTCCCCTTCGTGGGTATGTAAATCAATGCCGCGCAAGTTACACCGTTCAGACGACACCCGCAAGGTTTCGCCGCAGCGGCTTGCCCTTGAGCCACGACGACGCCCTGCCGCCCACCAGCGCGGCGTTCCCCGCAAACGTCAGGCACAGGGCGTCGGCGAGATCGGGCGAGCGCATACCGCGCTTGCGCATCAGGTCTTTCGATTCCACGACGATCTTGCCGGTGCTGGTGAACGTGTACCTCGGAGCGACAAGTTCATGCCGCAGCGATGCGTCATTCGGTATCTTTACGCCCCGTGTTGACAGCCAGTCGCGCACCGACAGCCACAGCTCATCGCGCAGCCGGTTAGCATTAGGGTTCATCGCTGACGTCTCGGCGACATTCACGTCGCGCACGTTATAGCCCATCTCGCGCAGGCGATCAGCGACGCCCGAGCCTAACCCGATTGTGTCGACGCATATCTCGTCGGGCCGGTCGATGTTGGCCTCGTTCACGATTGCGCCGACGAGCTGCATCAAGTCTAAGCCACCCCACGACTTCACCTCGATCACGACATTCCCCCGGCGCTTGCACAACGCGGACCGGTCAGACCCGAAGCGTGCGACGTCGACGCCGTACACCATCACGTCCTGCTCAGTGCCGGACACGTCCCGCGTCATCGCGCTGTCGACGATCTCAGACGCGATAAGCGTGTCGTCGTCCGCTACGGCAAACTCGCCCAGCACGCGGATCCGGTAGGCGTTGCTCTCCTCACCATACGTGGCCCTGATCTGGTCGACGAAGTCCGCCGCCACCAACGCATTGTCGACGCAGCTTACGTGCATCGTCTCCCAGTCGCTCGCCAGCTCGTGGTGCGTCTTGTAGAACATACCGCTATTTCGCGTCGGGTTGCCGATCAGGATCGTGCAGGCCGAGTGTCCCGACATCGAGCCAGCCGCGGCCTCGTACACAGCTTCAGGCACCGCCGACGCCTCGTCGATGATCAGCAATACGTGCTCGCTGTGGATACCCGCCAGAGCCTCTGGCCGGTCGGACGACGACGTGCGTGCCGATGCGAACGAACTCTCGGGCGCACCCTTCAGCGCAATCCTGTCGCTGAACACGTCGAAGCTATCGCGCAGCACCGGGGGCAGGCGGTTGACCTGCGCCTTCAACTCGGAGAAGAGCGCGTCGAACAACTGCCCGGCTGTGGGTGCCGTCATCACGGTCTTCTGCGGGAAGCGCGTACACATAAACCAGACTACGGCCCACGCGCACACAGTCGACTTGCCGACACCGTGACCGGCGCGGATGCTGATGCGTCGGCGACCGGCGGCGACCTTGCGCAGGGCGTCCTCCTGCCACTTGGTCGGCGACTGGCCCAGCACGTCGCGCACGAAGCCGACGGGGTTGCTGCGGTAGAGTGTTATGAAATCGTCGAACGTAGATGCTGCATCAGTACCGGCCATCGTTGCTCCCCTTCAGGCGTAGCTGCACGCCCAAGCGTTTAGCTATATCGCGCACTTGATGCAATGGCAGTCCCGTCATGCGCTGCACGTCAACCTGATACGCTCCAGCCATAAGCATCTCTATCGCGAGGGGCGGCACCTCGTAATTGTGTGCGTTCCTCGCCCTGCTCTTGCGCGACATGTCACGCATATTCTCGCTCTGCGTCGCCGCAAACAGGTGTTCAGGGTTCACGCACAGCTTCACGTCGCAGCTGTGGCAGACGTACAGGCCATCTGGTATTTCGCCGTGCGCAATCTGGTACGCGATGCGGTGGGCCTTGGCGCTGATCCGCCTGCCGCCGTCCGTGATCACCATCATGCCATACCCGCCCTGCGATATCGTGCCGGTCCATACGTGGCACCCATCCTCGCGCACGATGACCTTGCGCGTCAGGTGGTCGATCTGCTTCACGCGCAGCGGTATCCGCTCACCCATATCGTGCCCCGCCACATGAAAACGCGTCACGTATACCACAACTTTGTGAATTTTCGTGACGCGCTGTGAAATATCGTGACGGGTAGGGGGTGGGGGTAAAGTTATGGCTGCATCTTAGCCTCGATCACGCGGTACACGGACGATCTCGCGATGCCCAAGCGCTTGGCGATCTCAGTCGGCGCGATGCCCTGCGCGATAAGCTCGACCACGGCGTCGCCCTTCGCCATCGCCGTCGGCTTGCGCCCGAGGTACTTCCCGTCGCGCTTCGCCTTCGCGATGCCCTCACGCTGGCGCTCCAGCATCATCTCACGCTCGAACTGTGCCACGCTGCCGATCACGTTCAGCATCAGCTTGCCCGTGGGCGTCTGCGTGTCGAGGTTCATTGCGAGGATGCGCAGGGACGCGCCGCGCTTCTCGATCCGGTCGACGATGCCGACGAGGTCGCCGACAGAGCGTGCGAGCCGGTCGAGCTTCGTCACGATGAGCACGTCTCCATCTCGCAAGTAGTCGAGCGCGGCGTCGAGTTGCACGCGCTTGGCGACCGATGACACTTGCTCGGCGAAGATGCGCTCGGCTCCGGCTGCAGCTAAGTCGCGCTGCTGTGCCTCGTATCCGGCGACCTGTTCCGTGGTGCTTGTGCGGGTGTATCCAATTTGCAT